CTCCGGTAACTTAACAGTACAAGGAACAACTACTTCCGTACAGACCACCAACATCGATGTTTCTGACTCGTTGATGAATCTGTCTAAAGGTGCTGCTTCTGGTGCTAACGCATCGAATGACGGTGGTTTCATCGTTGAGCGTGGTTCTTCCGAAAGCAATGTTGCATTCATCTGGGACGAAGGAGACGACAAGTTCAAGGTTCTTTCAACCTCCGCAACTGCTGCTTCTTCCGATATCTCCGGAACTGACGGTTCGGCTGCTCTTGCTGATCTTGACGCTAATCTCTACCACAACGGTACAGAGTTAGGAACAGTTGCTGAGTTCGAGTCTGCTTTAAGCTAAGCTTTATAGCTCATCATCCATTAAGGGGCGGTTCTTAGGAGCCGCCTCTTTTTGTTTACAAAGATAACAACCTTTATTACTATAACAATATGCTCAGTCATAAAGAGGGAAGTAAACTGCACGACAAGATTGCAGACGCATACAGGAACAGTATAGATATGATGGACGACACTGGGGAGTACAACGCGGCACTGCTCAATGGAGCCAGACAATTCCTGAAGGATAACAACGTTACTATGGACAGCGGCTTAGGTACACCATTACAAGCGTTAAACAGTCAAATACAAGCGTTACCATTTGAAGAAGAAGAACAACATCGAGATACCGCCCAAGCTACGGGACTTTAGAAACTTTCTATACCTAGTTTGGAAACACCTTAATCTGCCTGATCCTACACCGCTTCAATACGATATAGCGGAGTACATGCAACACGGTCCGAAGAGATCGTTAATCATGGCGTTCCGTGGAGTGGGTAAGTCTTGGGTTTGTAGTGCGTATGTAGTACATCAACTGCTACTGGACCCATCTAAGAACATACTTGTTGTATCAGCCAGTAAGAATAGATCGGATGACTTCTCTACCTTTACTCTACGTATCATTCAAGAGATTCCTATGCTACAAGGATTAAAGCCATCAGAGAACCAACGATTCAGTAAGATAGCTTTTGATGTAGGCCCTGCTCCGGCAGCTCACGCTCCTTCCGTTAAGTCACTAGGTATAACATCCCAGCTTACAGGTAGTCGGGCAGATATAATCGTAGCAGATGACGTAGAAGTTCCTAACAACTCAGCTACCCAAGGTATGCGGGACAAGTTAGACGAACAAGTAAAAGAGTTTGAAGCTATTCTTAAACCCTTAGATACCTCTCGTGTGTTGTTCCTCGGTACTCCTCAATGTGAAGACTCTATATATAACAAACTTCGAGAGAGAGGCTACAACGCACGTATATGGCCTTCGGAGTATCCCGACGCTAAAGAAGCTACTTATAACTATGCAGGTGATCTAGCACCCCTCATAGCGGACGAGATAGACGAGGACACTGTAGGTACATCAACAGAACCTCTAAGGTTTACTGACTTAGACCTAGAAGAACGTAAGATGAGTTATGGACGTACCGGGTACGCTCTACAGTTCATGCTCAATCCTAAGCTGTCTGATGCAGATAGATACCCATTAAAGATTAACGATCTTATTATAATGGATGTAGATGTAGACTTAGCTCCTGAAAAAGTAGTGTGGTCTAGTGACGATGATAACACAGATAGAGAGTTACCTAATGTAGGACTCAGTGGGGACCGCTATAGACGACCTTCTAATACGGTGGGTGATATGATACCTTATAACGGTTCTGTACTATCTATTGACCCATCTGGACGTGGTAAGGATGAAACAGGATATGCTGTAGTAAAGATGCTTAACGGTCAGCTGTACGTTCCTGATGCAGGAGGTATACGAGGTGGATACGACGTTAAGACGTTAAACCAACTGGTAGCTATAGCAAAGGATAACAAAGTTAATAAGGTAGTCATAGAGTCAAACTTTGGAGACGGTATGTTCATGGAACTTATTAAACCGTTATTTCGTACCACTTACCCGGTAACCATAGAAGAGGTTAGACATAACAAACAAAAGGAACTTCGTATAGTAGATACCTTAGAACCTGTACTTAATAGTCATCGTTTAATCATAGACCCTAAAGTTATAACATACGATTACAAGTCCGCTCTTAGCTACCCCATAGAACAACAAACTAGATATATGTTATTTTATCAGTTATCTCGTATAACAAGAGATAGAGGTAGCTTAGTACATGATGACCGTCTTGATGCTCTATCAATAGCTGTTGGTTATTGGACTCAACAGATGGCTAGTGACGTTAACCAGTCTATGATTGATAGACAACAAGAACTGTTACAACAAGAGCTACAGGACTTTACTGATAGCTTTCATAAACGTAATAACAAAACCTCTTCCTTAACTTGGGTATAACAAACCTTTAGTAGGTATATATCTATAAGAGGTAATTTCTTACTTAGTGTAAATACAGTTATATTATTATAGCTATACCTATTGTAATACTAAAGTTAGACTTTAGATTTTCAAGGTTTACGTGTAAACACACCTATCCTTAAAAACGTCAGTTATAATCGCCACCTATCAATCTGTTACCTCGTAACCGTTAATTGCGAAAGAACGAAGTATGAGCAATTACTATAGCTGGAGTATTGATCTTGGCGTAGCTGTAGACTCTTTAAGGTTATCTATGGAATAGGAGTAGCTAAAGCAAGCGTCAGCTGTTGTAACCTCTGTGTGGTTGTTGCTTATTACTTATTAATAATACCTATCGGTATGTATACCTCTAAAACGGACCTCTTAGGTACGATCTAAATATCATTATTATAACGATTTCAGACCGAAGGGATGTTGTAAAGCCTAAAAGTAAATTAGTTAGTAAGTAAAAGGGAGACAAGCGGAGCGGCTGATTTGACGGTTTTTAATGTCGTTTTATTTATAGTACACAAACAAACTAAGGTTGATATAATTGTTAGATGCTTGTATAACTAAATACTATATGGATATAAACGAACAATCAGATACCTTCCAGTATGAACTGGCTAAGTTGATCTACCGATTTAAAGGTGAGTTTGATCTTAACGACTATACGATAGCTGGCTGTTTGGACTTCGCTAAGTTGTCAGTACTCACCGATACAGATGATATTATATTTGAAGGACCCTTAACCGATGAAGAAGATGAAGAACAAGAAGAAAACAACAACACCGAGTCCCCTTTCTAACGAGGAACCTCTTCCCGTCATACGTATTGTATCCGAGGAAGAAGAGATGCACGTCAAGTTAGAGCTGGAGATGGAAGACGATACTCACGCTTTGTTAGTTAAGTGGGGTAAGGAAGAAGCCACGGATGAAGACTACGTCAATATAGCTATAAGAGAAGGCCTGAGTGCCTACACCCGAAAAGATTGAGCGAAAAAATCTGAGGGGCTTACGCTATATACGCGGGCGTTAATTACCCCCATGCGTACCCGCAAGATTCTTATAGGGGAGGGGGGGTATTCTATCGTACAATAAAGTTAAACTATTCAAAGCCTATTGGACATAATACATAAAGTGCGGACTGATTACACGAGTAAAGCAGTATCTAATCGCAAGTAAGTTGCAATAAGCTCGGCTTTTATGTGATTACTGCCATTGCTTCCGAAGTAAACTCTTAATGATAGTTTGTTATCAATAAGATATACAGGTGTAAACCATCAGTTCAAATGAAACGCGTTAATGCAAGTATTTTGCGATTAGCCTTGTATGTGTTTTACCTTTTTGATGTTCAAGTCTCAACTCAGTCTCAATTATGAGATTCAGTCTCAACAAGCAATTGTAGCTCAACTCATCTAGTCATTAGTCGAACTTATAACAACTATTAGCTAAACTTCAAAGATTATCGATTCGATAGAAAATAACACCTGAGTATTGACAAGCTTTAGATTTTCGATCAATAGGTGAATCATGCTTTGCAATTCCGCTTAGCATTAAAACCAAAATATCTTATGAGAACAACACTTGCACAAATAAACTTACTTATTGACGAACTGAACAAACAACTAAATCGTCCTTTAAAGCCATACATCAAAGAGGACGGTAAACTCACCGCACAAATCGGCAACTTTCACATCTATCAAGCTTTTGGAGCTTATGGTTTACATGAAATGGTAACCGATGGCGGTGGTATTCGTCAAACTATCGACTTAGGAACTAAGAAAGAATTGTATAACGCTTTACACAAACTTATCCAAGGAGTTGAACTAGCAACCGCATAAAACTATGAACGACACAAAAGAATCCAAAATGGACAAAATCATTCTCAACTCTTTTCCTTTTATCTATCTAGGGGGATGGGCCAT